CTTTCATAGCTATTTCATCTTGAGATAAGAAGGCAGCAGTCCTAAACTCTAACTGTGCAAAGTCAGCTTCAAGTATTTTACCACCATCGAATCGGGATACAAACACACGTTTGATAGGGAAAGTACCGCCTCGTGGCATATTCTGCATATTAGGATTACGCCCACTAAATCTGCCCGTTGATGTCATATGTTGTGTTAACTGAACGTGTAGCATACCGTCAAGTTTTGTAAATGATTTTATACCGTCAACAAAAGCAGATAGATAGGTATCAAGTGCACTAAGTCTACGCACATTCCTTAAAAATGTAGCGGCACTAATTTTATTTTTATTTAACGCTATGTTTTCTAGGATCTCTAAGTTGGACTTACTTGTAGTAAAGCCGTGTGCACTTATCCATTTTGTATTTGGAACAGCAAACTTTAACCCAGCTAACTTATCTGTGTCTTTGAAGATATAACCTATACCTCCACAAGCAGAGCATTTAGTAGGTCTAGCAAATGGAGAGCCATCCTTTTTAGTCTTACGTATCTTACCAGAACCATAGCAAACAGAGCATTGGGATGCACGAGACTTATACAGTACAGTAGAGTAGTCACGCACCGTGTCATTAAAGTTTTTCTTTGACATACCATATGTAAACTTATCTGCCCATGTCCTCTTATCTCTTGGCTTACGCGAGTATATAACCCAACTTAATTGCTCTGGTGAGTTAAGATTGATAGGTATGTCTCCCATCAATTCTGAAACTTG